TCTCCAATATCTAAACAAATAATCACATTGTCTTCTTCACCACCTTTAGCTGCGTGAATAGTAGATAACTGTATACGTGCATCTTTATCTAAATCTTCGTTATTATCTAATAAATGTTTTATATATTCTCTTTCTTTATAATCAGTTTCTTTAAATGCATCGAACCAATTTATATTTTTATCCCACTGTTCTTGTTTTAAACCTGTAAATTCAACAATGTCTTTTATTTCTTTTTCTTCTAATGGTGTTCCTCTACACCAAGAATTATAATTTACAGATGCATTGTATATTCTTACTTTAAAACTTTTACCTTTATTAGTTTCATAATATAAATTTCTTTTTCTTAATTCTTTTTTCATTTTATTTAATCTAGAAATAGTTCTTGTTTGTATTAACCATTTACCTTGAGTTAAATCTACTTGATCTAAATTATTTATTCTTTCACTTAAACCTTCATAATCTCTTGGATAATATTGTTTTAGTTTTCTTTGTCCTACAATATTAGTTAATGGTACAGTAGATTGTTCTTGTACTGCTTTAGATATCCTTTTAGAGTATTTCAGTACTGTTTCTTTTGCAGGTTCATTTATAAATCTATTAACATCTGCACCTGCCCAAGCAAATATAGCTTGATCGTCATCACCTGCTAGATAAATATCATCTGCATATTCTTTTAATCTATCAAATAACTTCCATTGCAATGGAGATAAATCTTGTGCTTCATCTATAAATATAACTTTGAATCTTGGTAAATCTTCTTTCTCTATGAGTTTACAGATCATATCGTTGAAATCTAATTTCTTTTTTACTTTTTTATATTCTTTTAAGTTGTCATCAATATTTTTTAATATTGAAAATTTTTTTATTTCTTTTCTATTATGTTCATTTCTATCGTATTCTTCTCTAATAGAGACATCTCTATTCATTGCTCTACCAATCATTTGAAAATATGGACTATCATTATTTAAATAAAATATTTCTTCTTTGTTATATTTGTCATAATATTTAACTCTTACATTTAGTTTCTTACCTATCTTTTCATAGTCTGATGCCTGCATTACTTTCTTAGTATTTAAATCTAATTGATCAAAAGCAAATGAATGTATGGTTCTAAAATAATATAACTTATCATTATCTACTGGCATTCTATCTCTAGCAACTTTTGCTGCTTTTTTAGTAAATGCAAAGTATGCAATACTATCTAAAGGTGTGCCAATTCTAATATAAGCTTTAGCTCTACTAATTAGTTTATGTGTTTTACCTGTACCTGGAGGACCAAAATACTTATATATCATTATACAATGTCCTCTTCGTTTTCTATTTCCATTATTTCTTCTACTTCTTCTTCCTCTTCAAAAAAGTATAATGGTATTTTTGCACATCGACTTACACCTGGATAAGGTTCATTTGTTTTTCTATTAATACCAGGAAATCTTTTCTTTTTACCAAACTCTGGTTTAGGTAAATGATCTTTTTCCTTCTCAAACATTTTTGTAATCATGTAAGAAGTTCTTGATGAATCTTTTTTCCATTCATTTTCTTTTAAAAAATTATAGAATTCATCATAAACAAACCATGCATATGTATTATCTTTTAATACATTACCACTTTGAAACGAATTAAATGTTGTAGCTTGAGGCCCATTGATATGTTCCTGTAATAATTTTTTTAATATTTCCATTGGAGTGGTCCCTGGAGCCGGTTGCACTGTATCCACACCATCTAACAATGCATTTATCATCTCATAGAACTCCATAGCTTTAATTGGTGGAGGAAACACGTCTGCTTGTGCCATAATTAATCCTCTTAATTCTTTTTGATCTTTTATTTTATTTACATCTTTTGCATGTACAGGAACTGATTCACCTTTTTTATTTTCTACTGTAAAATAGTATTCAGGATCTGGTTTAAAATCGACTTTAATTAAATGATTCATCAAAGGCCAATTAACTTTTTTATCAGATATAATTCCAAATCTTCTTTTTACACATTCTGATTTAACACAAACTGGTGCAAGTAATTCATCACTGCAAGTATGACCTTTAGTTTCTTTTTCCCAGTTTTTTATTTTCTTTTCAATATGATCATCTGTCCATGTTGCATTAAATTCAAAATAATTTCTACCTGCTTGCAATACTTTATTCTTCCAATCATCTGAATATTTCTTTTTGGCAAACACCATGTAGTTATATAAAAATCTATCTCGACCATCTGTCATTTTATTTTTTGACAAAATTTCTAAACAAGGTGGACCATCTTTAAATTCTTCTGCACCACCTGTTAATTCTTTTTGAATTATACTTCCTGATATATTTTTTAATTGCTCTGCAGTTTGTTTATTTAGTTCAATACAATTTAAAAATATTGCAAACGATATTTCTTTTCCTGAAGGATCTATTGCAACTCTTTCTTTTTTACCGAAGTAAGGTAGATTAATAAAATTACCATTTAATTTATTGCCATCTGTATCGTCTCCTAGTTTTGTTTGTTTAGGAAATATTTCTGTATTGATTGGTAACTTAAATAAAAATAATACTTCTTCTAAAAAATCTTTTATAATTTTTGCTTTTACTAATTGTTTTGTAAATACATATAAATGTAGTCCACCACTTTTAGATTTTATTGGTATTAATGGTAATTCTTTTTCTTGAATAATATCTAGATAATATTTTAAATCTAAATTTTTATATATCTTTGGATCAATATCTATTGCACCAAATCTTGCTAAACCATCATCATTACAAGGTTGTATACCTATTGATTTAGTTCCATTTAAATGTTGTTGATAATCTAAGTCAGTTATTGGTTTACCTGACCAACCATAATCACCTGATCTAAATTTTATTTTACCTGTATCTGGATCTTTGTAACCATTACTAATATTACAAAAACCAAAGTTACGAGTTAAACCAGTAAAATGATTTTTAAATTCTTTTTGTAATTCATCCATTCATATTTCCCTTTAAAATATTTTAGAAGGCGGCCCCAGTCTCCCGTTGCCGCCTTTCCTTCGAAGTATTCACTTAGTGAATTAGACAATATCTGCAGTCTTAGATTTTTCGCCTTTTTCATACTCAGGTTTTGCTTGACCTTTAGACACAGATTTTTGAAACTCTTGTGCCATTAAGTATAAGTCAGCGTCTGTTTTTTGTGCTACATCTAAAGCTCTTGCCATAGATGGTTTGTAGACGTGCCAGCTTTTACTTCCTGCAGTTTTACCAACAGTTTTTAAATTATAAACTGCTGCATATGCTGCTGGATTGTAAACACCTTTGTCGTCCTTAAATCTAAGATTTTTAATCAATTGATTTAATTCTCTCGCAGGTGTTAAGTTAGACGATCTCATAGTAATCACTGCAGGTCTAGGTTCTTCACCTAAAACAATTACATAAAAGTATGCAGTTTTTTCTAAGTAATTACCGTTAGTCAGTCTATACTTACCGTTCCTTTCTTCAACAGCATCATCAGGTATTGATAAATGTGTTGCGACAGGTGGAGCTGCTGTGTCTCCCATTTCCTGCCATTCTGGATATCTTGTTTGCACGTGTGCAACAATAATATCCACACCTTGTTCACCATCTATTAATGTACCAAGACCTTTTGCATAAATCATACCAGGCTGTGAACCTTCTACGTATTTTGCATTACTCTTATTACATTCAGGTGATAGTTGATGTAGGATTTTTAAAATCGGAGTTGACATATCGTCCGATTTTATTTCTTCGCTACCTCTACCAGAATCGTTTCTTAGGTTGATAGTAGCCAGTGCACCCGCACTGTTCTTCTTAGTTATAGCATCTGTATTTGCCATAGGATGTCTCCTTATTTGGTTATTATTTATTTTTTATTTTTAAAATGCGTTTGATTTCCATCAAACGTATTAAATAGTTCTGCAGGAACTTCATGACCTTTGTCTTTCCATTCCTTCATAACTACTTTGAGTGTCTGTGGGTGAACTTTTTCCTCTTGGATAGGTTCAAACCCACTAGACCTCGCAAGGCTAACGTAATCGACAGCCTTGTTATCTTCGCCTTGGCCAAATGATACAATAACATTGTTTTTTACTATATCACCCAGACCTTGGTCACGAAGCCATGTAATCGCCTCTGCTTTTTTGTCAGCTTTTACTGAGGCACTATAAATTTTTTTAACAGATAATTCTGAACCATCTCTTAGTTTTAAACTAGATAGGTTCATATCTTCCATTAATTTTGGAATAACCATACAGCTAAAGTGTTTTTCATCTTCTTTTAAATCTTTAACTTGGTCTTCTAAGTTTTTAATTTGTTGTTGAATTGAACGCAACTTTTCAACTTCTGTTGAAAGTTTATCTGGATCAATGTTTGTAGATTGATCAGGTGCATCTTTACGTAAGTCTATCATCATAATTAACTCCTTTGGTTTTTTTCTTTTTGACTTTCATGGCGGTAATTATAAGGACTCGAACTTAAATTGTCAAGTTTTATTTTTGAAAAATATCTACTTCGATTGGATAATAAGTTTTTTCTTGACGATCCCATTTTAATAATTTGTATTTTCCATTTGTAATATCACAAACAACTGAACAAACTACTCCAATAATTGCAGGATCTCCTGACAATAATAAGTAATCATCAGTTGTATAATCTTTTAAAAGTGTTCTTAATTTTTGTATTAGTGGACCAGGTGACATTATAATTTGGCTTTTTTCTGGTAAGAGTGAGACAATTTGTCCAAACTTTGATGCGCCTAAAATATTATATTTTGGTTGTCCTATAGACGTTCCTGGTATTTCTTGTGTTAAATAAACTTTACTCATTGACTTTTTCTTTTTTATCATTACTATAGCTAATAGAAAGAAAAGTAAATAGAATATTATGGATTATAAATTTAAAACTAAGCCTTATGAGCATCAATTAGATGCATTAAAAGAGTCATGGGATAAAGAAAATTTTGCGTACTTCATGGAAATGGGTACAGGTAAATCAAAGGTATTACTAGATAATGCCGCAATGCTTTATGATAAAGGCCAGATAAATGGCCTCCTTCTTATTGCACCGAAAGGTGTTTATAAGAACTGGTATGATCAGGAGGTGCCAACACACTTACCTGATCATAT